AAGCGCCGGAATTTCCGGAGGCAATTCTACCAATACGCCCGTACACGCTGGGGGCGTGGCTTGGGGACGGGAGAAATAATAGGGGTGCAATATGCAGTCATATAGATGATGTCGAAATTAGAAACTGGATAGAAGCAGACGGATACGAGCTAAGCTATATGGGGCAGTATGGCAATACGATTCATTTTACTGTTCGCGGGCTTAGGACAAAGCTTAGAGAGATGGGATTGCTTAATAATAAGCACATTCCCGAAGCCTATTTCTGTTCGTCAATTAGACAACGCAACGAACTGTTGTGTGGGTTGATGGACACAGACGGCACATGCACAAAAACGGGAGAATGTAGGTATATTGGGAATTGTGAGTCATTATGCAGGGGAGTATATAGGCTTGCCTTGTCGCTTGGACATAAGGCCCATTTTAGAACATCGAAAGATCAGAACGGGAAAGCCATCTATGTCATATCGTTCAAGGCATATTCTGACGTTGGCACGGTTTTTAAACTGTCGCGGAAGTCTGCCAGGATTAGGGAGACTATTGATGCGAAAAACGCCTATCGGTATGTGGAGAGTATAGAAAAAGTGGCGAGTGTTCCATGCCGCTGCATCAGCGTGGATAGCAAAGAGCATCTTTTCTGCGTCGGCGACGAATTAATTGCTACCCACAACACTAAGCAGGACCAGGCTAAAATTATTTGGTCTGAAGCAAAAAGGATGGTCAATAAGTCGCCGACGCTAAGAAAAAGGATTAGAAGATTAGTCGCTGAGTTATTGAGTGATTTTAACGACGGCATTTTCAAACCACTTGCCAGTGACAGTGACACTCTGGACGGTTTAAACATCCACGGCGGCTTAATGGACGAGATCCATCAATGGAAAAATGGTAAAGCTCTTTTTGATATCATTGCTGACGGCGTTTCTGCCAGGGAGCAGCCGCTTATTTTTATTACGTCTACAGCCGGGACGATCCGGGAAGATATATATGACCAGAAGTATGACGAAGCAGAAAGAGTTATAAATGGGTACTTCGATCCCGAAGGCTATAAAGACGAGCACTTTATAGCCTTTATTTATGAGTTGGACAATCGTAAGGAGTGGGTAGATCCAGCCAGCTGGCGAAAAGCTAACCCCGGCCTAGGGACTATTAAAAACGAAAAGACCCTAGCGGCCAAAGTCGAGAAGGCAAAAGCCAACCCTCTACTAGTCAAGAATTTAGTCTGCAAAGAGTTTAATATTCGCGAGACCAGCTCCGAGGCATGGCTACCCTTCGAGGTTTTAAACAACACAGCAACCTTTGACCTGGCCATATTAAAACCAAAATACGGCATAGGCGGGACGGACCTTTCCAGCACAACCGACCTGACAGCGGCAAAGGTTATTTTTATGGTCCCTGGCGATCCGCATATCTATGTCTTGCAGATGTACTGGCTGCCGGAAGAACTGCTGGAGAAACGGGCCAGGGAAGATAAGATCCCCTATGATATTTGGCATGACAGGGGATTGCTGAGGGTTTGCTCAGGTAATAGTGTCCATGCGAAGTATGTTACCGAGTGGTATCTGGAGGTCATGAATGAACTCGGCATATACTTACCGTGGATAGGCTATGATTCCTGGTCAGCTAAGTATTGGGTTGAGGAAATGGCTGGCAATTTTGGCAAGGAAGCAATGATCCCGGTCATCCAGGGCAAGAAAACTCTGTCCGGGCCGATGAAAAAATTGGGTGCCGACCTGGAAAGCAAGCTGATCATATACAACAACCACCCGATTGATAAGTGGTGCCTGAGTAATACGGCTATCGAAGTCGACAAAAACCTCAACATTCAGCCCTGCAAGACCAACAACCAGCGGCGCAGGATAGACGGTACATCGGCATTACTTAATGCTTATGTGGTGCTTCAAGATAAACTGAGTGATTACCAGAACATGATCTAAGGCAGGTGAAGGATTTGGAGATTAGGAGCCTATTTTTAAAAATGTTTGGCAGTAAAAAGCCGGAGCCTGTCAACGCTAAAATGTTTGAACTGGTGAGTAACGCCAACAGCACATTCTATCCATGGAATGGCAAAATATTTGAGAATGACATAGTTCGCTCATGTATCCGGCCCAAGGCCAACGCGGTAGGGAAACTTAACCCGAAGCATGTAAGAGGCTCAGGCGAATCAATGAGGATTAACCCGGAGCCGCGCATAAGAGCGATCTTTGAGCAGCCAAACCCATACATGAGTATGCAAGACGTGCTGATGAAACTGACCTACCAGCGTGAGATCAATCATAACGCCTTTGCTTATATTAAGCGGGATGACATTGGGAACCCGCTGGAGATATACCCAATACCATATAGCATGGTTGAACTCAAGGAAGCGGCTGGGGAATTATGGGTCAAGTTTCAGTTCTGGACCGGTAAGTATATGACGGTCCCATATACTGATATAATCCACCTGCGAAAAGACTTCAACGAAAATGATTTCTTTGGGGACAAAAGCACTCAAGCTTTAAAGAACCTCATGGAGATTATCAATACCACTGACCAGGGAGTAGTTAATGCAGTCAAAAACTCAGCAATTATCAAGTGGATTTTAAAATTTAAGTCAGTCCTCAAACCGGAAGATAAAGAAATACAAGTTGCTGAATTTGTAAAAAACTACCTGTCGATTACCAACGAAGGCGGCGCGGCGGCCAGTGATCCGCGTTACGACCTGGAGCAGGTCAAGGATAATAACTTTGTGCCGACTGCTACACAGATGGATAGAGCTGTCCAACGGCTCTATTCGTACTTCGGGGTAAACGATGCTATTGTCCAGAACAAATACACGGAGGATCAGTGGACCGCCTTCTATGAATCGGAGATCGAGCCAATAGTTATACAGTTGTCAAACGCCTTTACGAAGGCGTTTTTTACTCCCCAGAAAAGGAGCACTGGCAACAGGATTGTATTCGAGTCCAGCAATCTGGCCTATGCTGCTATGGCAACCAAGTTAAACCTGATGCAGATGGTTGACCGTGGAGCCATGACTCCCAACGAATGGCGGGCGGTTATGAACATGGGACCGGTTGAGGGCGGAGACAAACCCATCAGAAGGCTTGACACTAGGCCAACGGATGAAACAGACCAATCAATGGAGGGCGGTGAAAGTAGTGCCGATACCCAAACCTAAAGAAGATGAGACAAAGGAAGAATTTATAGAACGTTGCATGGCTGATGATGTGATGACGGAGGAATATCCCGACAAAAAACAGAGATATACGATTTGCCTAACCCAGTTTGAGGGAGGGGATGAGAGAAAAATGGAAACAACCAGAAAAGAAGTTCGACTGGCGGAACTAAGGGCGCTTGAGCCGATAGAAGGCCAGAATGAAATGATTGTTGAAGGCCGGGCGGTTGTTTATGACAAACCGACTGTTATGTGGGAATGGGATGGTGTTAAATACTACGAGGTCATTCAGCGCGGAGCTCTGGACGGTGCAGATATGAAAGATGTGCCATTCAAATATAACCATTCTGATGCTGTAATGATTATGGCCCGAACCAGAAATAAGACTCTGGAACTCATACCTGACGACCAGGGACTTTTAATCCGGGCAAAGTTGGCCAACACTACAGCAGGCCGTGACTTATACGAGTTGATCAGGCGGGGCGACATCGATAAGATGAGCTTCGCTTTTACTGTGTCCGAGGAAGCTTACAACAAGGATACTAGAACCCGCACTATTACAAAATTTAAGCGCATCTGGGACGTGTCGGCGGTGGATATCCCGGCATATTCAGATACATCCATTTCTGCAAGGAGTTTTTTCGAGGCGGAGGCCGAGAGGGAACGCAAGGAGCTGGAGAGCACCGAATTGCGGAAGAGGTTAGCTCTACGAACAAAAGCAACTCTATTATTGAAAGGAGTAAAGTAACATGCGTAAAGCAGAAATTTTAAAGAGAATGGCCGAAATCAAGGCCGCGCTTGAAGGTGATGGCGAGATTGATCTTAAAGCCTTGGAAACTGAGTTAAGGAATCTGGAAGAGGAATTGGCTCAGATTGAAAAAAGGGAATCCCTTGCCGCTAAAATCAACACTGGCAGGGTTGAAGTCCGCGACATTCCCAAGCCCAGCGAAAGTAAAGAATTGACCTATGAAGAAAGAAAGCTTAAGCCGGCAAAGGAAATGGGACCTAATGAATTCAGGGAGTTTGGCGATTTCCTCCAGACTGTGCGCTGGAATCCGAGTGACCCCGCGCTGAGGTTTAAAGAAGTTAAGGACTCGGAAAAACGTGTGCTTTCTATGGGTGTCGGAGCTTTGGGTGGTTTTATCGTGCCGGAGCAGTTTGACCAAAATATCAAAATGGTCAATGATCAGCAGGCAATCTTTAGGCCGCGCTGCCAGACCATTCCCGCCGGCGATCCGCCTGATGCGGCTATCACTATTCCGGCGCTGGATCAATCGGGCGCAAAGGGTGTTTACTCCGGCGTCACCGTGACCTGGATTGGTGAAGGTGACGAAAAGCCAGAAACCGAACCGTCTTTCCGCGAGATCAAGATTGAACCTCAAGAAGTAGCCGGGCATACGGTTGTCACGGACAAGCTGCTTCGTAATAGCGCGGCTGCCGGTGCGCTCGTAATGTCCCTGCTTCGCAAAGCAATAATTGCCAGCGAGGAAGACTGTTTCTTTACCGGCGACGGGGTAGGCAAGCCGTTGGGCATCGTCGGGCACCCGGCGACTATCGTAGTCGCGCGGGCCGTGGCTAACCAGATTGCGTATACCGATGTGGTTAACATGTTTGCGAGGGCCAAGTTCGGCGGGAGCCTGGCTTGGATAGGATCGCAGACCTGCTTGCCGCAGCTCATGACTATGGTCGATGCCGGAAACAATCTGGTCTGGCAGCCCAATGCCCGCGAAGGCGCACCGGGGACATTGCTCGGTATTCCGTTCTTACTCAATGACCAGTCTCCCATATTAGGCGCTGAGGGTGACCTGGCGCTGGTTGATCTGGATTATTATCTGATCAAGGACGGCAGTGGGATCAGTGTCGCCATGTCTGAGCATCCGCGCTTCACCCGGAACCAGACTATCATCAAAGCCTTCTGGAACGTGGACGGCCAGCCGTGGCTTAACACCCCGTTGCTTCAGCGCGACGGTGTTTCTACTGTTTCTCCGTTTGTTGTGTTGCAGTAATTAGAAAGAGGGAGGTAAAGAAATGGCTAGGCTTTTAAGCGAAATAAACAAGGTTGACATTGCACTTGTACCGGCAAACCTTAACGGCGCTGGGACCGGGCCGTATTACAACATG